GGCGGACGCGGGCAGGGTCGGTGGTGGGGTGACGGCTACCATTGGTGGCATGGCCACCAAATCAACTGGAGTCGGTCGCGGATCATCCGCAACTCCGATCGAGCGCAAGCGTCTCAAAGGATCACGCATCCGCACAGGTTTGAAGGCTTCGCCTATGCCAGAGACTGCGCTCGCGCTAGTCGACATGTCGGTTGTGCCGGTCGCACCGAAAGGTTTGGGCAAAGTTGGCACCGAGTATTGGACGGTGTTGTGGACTGGTGGTCGGCGTCATCTGTCCGAGTTGCACGACGGTCCGTTGATGGGTCGGCTGTGTCGCAACTATCAGAAGATCTACGATCTGGAAGTTTGGTTGGGCGACGATGTGACGTCGCGCTGGTACACGTCGCCGAACGGTCAGATTGTGACTCATCCTGCGGTGAAGCAGATAGAACAGATGGACGCGCAATGTACGGCTTGGTTGAGTTTGCTTGGGTTCACTCCGAGCGATCGTGCCAGGTTGGGTTTGGCGGAGATAAGGGTGGCAAATGAGCTTGACGCATATCGACAAAGGAACTCCAACTTGGTCGACGCCGAAGTTATACAGCAAGTCTGACGGTCACAAAGTCGTTGATTTTGCCCGCACGTTCTTGCATGTGAGCAAAGGTGTTCGTGCCGGTCAGCCTCTGATTCTTACCGATTGGCAGGTCGCACTTCTTGATGCATTGTATGAGCGTCGTGATGATGGGTTGCTTAGGTATCGTCGCAGTCTGATTGGGTTGGGTCGGAAGAACGGCAAGTCGTTGCTCGGTTCGCTGATTGCGCTGTACGGCTTGATCGAGGGTGAGCCTGGTGCTGAGGTTTATTCGGCGGCTGGTGACAGACAGCAAGCGCGAGTCGTGTTCAATGAGGCGAAGTGGCAGATCACTCAGTCGCCTGCGTTGTCGGGTGTGTGCAAGGTGTACCGCGACGTGGTTGAGGTTCCTTCGACTGGTGCGATCTATCGTGTGCTATCGAGCGACGCAAAACTTCAACAAGGTTTGAATCCGTCAACGGTCGTATTTGATGAGTTGCATGTCCAACCGAATGATGATTTGTGGAATGCGCTCACGTTGGGTTCTGGTGCGCGTAAGGATCCGAACATTGTCGCTATCACTACGGCAGGGTTTGACTTGGACACGGTGTGTGGCCGTCTGTACAACTACGGCAAAGAGATTGTTGCCGACACGAAACAGGACGAGCGATTCGGTTTCTTCTGGTGGGAAGCACCAGCCGATTGTGAGATTCATGACCGTGATGCTTGGGCTGAGTCAAATCCGAACTTGGCTGAAGGTTTGTTGGACATGCAAGACATGGAAGTGTCGATGATGCAAACTGCCGAAGTCGCGTTCCGTCGGTATCGCCTGAATCAGTGGGTTCGCACAGATGGTGAATCGTGGTTGCCGAAGGGTGCGTGGGAATTGTGTCGTAGCGATGATGAACTTGATCCGAACATTCCTGTGTTCGTCGGCATCGACATGGCGTTGAAGCATGACTCGATAGCGGTCGTGGTTGCGCAACCGCAAGAGTCTGGTCGGATTGTTGTTCGGGCAAAGATTTGGCATCCTGATGGCGGTGTGATGGATGTGGCCGCAGTCGAGCAACACATCCGTGATCTTGGTCGCGAATACACGGTGCAAGAGTTCGCTTATGACCCAGCGTTCTTCCAACGCTCAGCAGAAGCGATGTCCGATGAAGGGTTCACGATGGTTGAGTTCAGCCAGTCGACTGCGCGTATGGTGCCGGCTTGCGGAACTTTGTACGAGTTCATCGTGAACGGTCGGCTCTCACACAACGGTGATCCTGTGTTCACTGATCAAGTGTTGTCGGCGGCGCAACGCTCAACCGACATGGGTTGGCGTTTATCTAAAGGTAAATCAAAACGTAAGATTGACGCTGCGATAGCATTGGCGATGGCTGTGGATCGTGCAACGAGACGAGTCGAGAGTGTTCAGCAACCAGGGTTTTTCGTAGTGTGAGGAGAGAGATGATTGTATTGTTATTGGAATTGGTCGCGATGTTGATGATTGCGGTCGGCGTATTTTACATTGCGGTTCCGCTTGGGCTAATCTTTACAGGCGCATCTCTGCTTGCCTTCACCTTGGCTTGGGAGCGGTCAAAGAAAGCGGCTAGAAACTAATGTTGTCAAGACTGTTCAACCCAAGAGAGGAAGAGAGAGCGATCTCGTTCCAATCTTTGTTCGCGGCAGGTGACGCATTCCAATTCACAACTAACGCCGGCACAGTTGTCACGCAAGAAGATTCACTCAAGATCGGAACCGTGTATGCGTGTGTCCGACTGATCGCGGACTCTATCTCAACTCTGCCAGTCGACACATACATTCGTGTCGACGGTGACCGTCGTCCTTACCGACCGCGACCAGAATGGGTTGACATGCCCGAAATCGGTGTGTCACGCACCGACCACTTCCAGCAGGTACTTGTCTCGATGCTGTTGAACGGCAACTCGTTCACTCGCATCATCCGAGACAATCAAGGCATCGCAGGTCTATCGGTTTTGAATCCGTTAAAAGTTGAAGTGAAACGCGACGAGTCGCGTCGCATCATCTACGTTTACGACAATCAATACATCATCGAGCATGATGACATGATTCATCTGTCCGAGTTGCGTTTGCCTGGTGATCTTCGTGGCCGTTCACGCATCGAACTAATCAAAGAGAACCTCGGATTGTCGAAGGCATTGGAAGAGTTCGCTGCAAGATTCTTCGGTCAAGGTTCACACACTTCTGGCATCATCGAGTTCCCAGGCAACCTGACCCGCGAACAAGCCAAGTCGCTTGTTGACGGATTCGAAGAAGGTCACAAAGGTTTGCGTCGCTCACACCGTCCAGGCATCCTGTTCGGTGGTGCGAAGTACACGACAACTTCGGTCGCACCAGACGACTCACAGTTCCTACAATCACGACAGTTCGCTGTTGAAGAGATTCTTCGTGCATTCCGTGTACCACCATCGATGGCTGGTGTGATTCAGTCAGGTGCGCAAGCATACGCTTCGGTTGAAATGAACGGCATCCACTTTGTGATGCACACACTCCGACCATACGTCACCAAAATCGAAGACGGATACTCAAACAAACTTCTCACCAATGGTGCGTTCATGAAGTTCAACCTTGATGGTTTGATGCGTGGCGACTTTGGTTCACGAGTTGCAGGGTATTCATCAGGTCTACAAGCAGGCTGGTTGTCAATCAATGATGTTCGCCGATTCGAGGATTTGCGTCCGGCTGAAGGTGGCGACGCTTACCGTGTACCGCTCGCGAACGTAGATCTTGCCGCTGCTGGACTCACGGAGCTTGACCGCAAAACGATGATGGCTCAACGCCTCATCAATGCGGGCTTCGAACCAGCATCAGTGTTGAAAGCACTTGACATCGAGCCGATCACTCACACAGGCGTCGCACCAGTTCTCTTGCAACAAGTCACCGAACCGACACCGACCTACGATGTGAATCAGCGTGACGTGAATGTGACGATGCCTGAGGTGGTTGTGAATGTTCCACCAGCGAATGTGAACGTGGCCGCACCTGTCATCAATGTTCCTGAAACTGTGGTGCGTGTGAACGTGCCAGAGAACAGGCCGACTGTCCGCACCGTTGAACGCGATGATCATGGTAGGATTTTGACAATTACTGAAAGGACTGAAGACTAATGGCTGTTGGTGCATCCGCTTATCTTTGCAACGCATGGTTGAATGCTGTGGGTAATGCGACCGCGTTCTCTGTTGCAACTCCATATATCAAACTTCATACAGGCGATCCTGGTGCCGCAGGTACGGCAAACCCTGCAACTGAAACGACACGCAAATCTGTTTCGTTCGCCGCTGCTTCAGCAGGTTCAATGGCATCAGATGCCGATATCAGTTGGACAAATATCGCAGGTTCGCAAGATGCAACACATTTCACCGCTTGGGATGCTTTAAGTGCTGGCAACTTTTTGTTCTCTGGCACGATCACAGCAAACGCCTACACCGCTGGTGACACATACACAATCACTTCGGGCAACCTGACAACTTCTCTAACCGTCGCTAGTTAGTACCGCCATGGCGGTCAAAAGGTTTGTGCTTGACACAAGCACACTGAACGACGCCACATACGGATTAGATGGCGCATCAGCGTTCATTCTTGACACATCAACACTGAACGGCACGAATGTTCTTGACGGCGGACAATTCCTAACCACAGCGACGGGTGCTGCACCGCTAGGCGCACAGTCAGCGACCGCGTCAGCCACAGTCAAACATTCAGCGACTTTGGCTTCACCGCTAGGCGCACAATCGGCAACAGCGTCAGCGACAGTCAAACATTCAGCGACTTTGGCTTCACCGCTAGGCGCACAATCGGCAACCGCTTCAGCAACCGTTT